GCACCTCGTGGACAGGGGCACGGTACGCAGCCGGGCCTACCCGTTCCGCGAGCCGGTGGAGCGGGCCACGGCCTCGCAGGTCAAGGACGCCATGGCCGAGGCCGTGCGGCAAGTCGTGGAGGGCGCGGCGCGATGACCATCGAGGAGAAGGTGTGGGCGATGCTCACGGAGGCTCCCGGCGTCAACGGGCTGATCGGGCTGCGCCTCTATCCCGCCGGCAGCGTGCCGCAGGGCTGCGCCTTGCCGTACCTAGAGTACGAGCAGGCCGACCGGCAGCAGGTCGTCACCCACGACGGCGTCAAGAGCCTGAACAGCTACGAGATGCGGCTCGCGGCCTGGGCCGCCAGCAAGGCGGCCGCGAAGGCGCTGGCCGTCCAGGTCCGCGCCGCCTTCAACGGGGCCGTCGCGCAGGCCAGCGGGCTGCGCCTGCTGGGCGTGTTCGACCAGGGCGAGGGCGGCGACAGCAGCCCGCCGCTCAACGGCGAGGAGCAGGGCCGGTTCAGCATCGAGGGGACGTACAAGCTCTGGTACCGGGGCGACTGAAGGAGGGCCGGCGCATGGCATGGGAAAGCGGAGACATCGCGTACGGGGCGAGCCTGTCCTACTCCACCACGGAGGGCGGCAGCTACACCGCCTTCGCGGCGGTCACAGAGGTGGCCCCGCCCAACTCCACGCGCACGCGCGTGGACAAGACCAACCACAGCAGCCCCAGCCGCACCAAGCAGAAGCGGCGGGGCATGCGCGACCCCGGCGAGATCGCCTGCAAGGCGCTCCTCGACGCCAACGAGCTGGAGGCGCTGTACGCGCTGGAGGCCGACGAGGACGACAAGTGGTTCAAGTTCGCCCTGCCCCTGGCCTCGGGCCAGACGCTGCCCACGCGATGGGTGGGGATCGGGTTCGTGGCCGACATCACGCTCATGACGCCCCTCGACGACAAGACCGAAGTCGAGTTCAAGGTGTGCATGGGCGGCAAGTGGACCTACACGAAGGGATCGTGACATGGCGTTGACACGGGAATCCATCCTCGGCGCGGAGGACTTGCCGCGCGAGAAGGTCGCCGCCCCCGAATGGGGCGGCGAAGTGTGGGTGCGCACGCTGACCGCCACGGAGCGCGACGCCTTCGAGGCCAGCGTCAACCCCGGCAAGGGCGCGAAGAACCTGGCCAACTTCCGCGCGCGGCTGGCCGTGCTGTGCGTGGTGGACGAGCGGGGCGAGCGCCTGTTCAAGGACGAGGACGCGGCCGCGCTGGGGGCCAAGAGCGGCACGGCGCTGGACCGCATCACGGATGTCGCCCTGCGGCTCTCGGGCCTCTCCGAGGCGGGGCAAAAGGAGGCGGAGGGAAACTCCGCAGCCGTCCCGAGCTGATCTTCTACCACCGGCTCGCCCTCGCCTTCGGGATGCCGGTGCGGGAGATGCTGGGACGGCTGACGGCGCGGGAGCTGGCGCTCTGGCAGGCGTACTACCGGATTGACCCGTGGGGCGGAAAGCGGATCGACATGAACGCGGCGATGCTCGCCGGCTGGATCATCCACATGTCAAAGGCGAAGGGGCCGGACGTGGACCCGGAAAAGCTGATGCTCCAGTTCGGCGAGCCGGCGCGGAAGAGGCAGACCCCGGAGCAGATGGCGGCGGCGCTCAACGCGCACGTCGCCCGCAGCGGGAAGGCGAGGTGACGCGATGGCCAACGTAGGCTCGCTGAACATCAAGATCGTCGCCGACGCCTCGCAGGTGCAGGAAGGCGCGGCCAAGGCGGGCGCGGCCATGTCCGCCTTCGTGGACAAGAGCGTGTCCGGCATCCTCGGCCTCAAGGGCGCGTTCGCCGACGCCAAGGGCGCGTTCGACAGCCTCAAGAGCAGCATCGGCAGCGGCATCAGCAGCGGCCTCGGCGGGATCAAGTCGTGGTTCGACGGCTCCGCCCTGAGCGGCGCGGGCGGCGTCTACGGCATCCTCAAGAGCGGGCTGGGCGCGGGCGTCAGCGGCGTCGGCTCGCTCATCTCGAGCGGCATGGGCGCGGCGTCGGGGTTCATCGCGAAGGTGCAGGACAAGTTCGCCGAGCTGGCCCCGGTCATCAACGAGGCGCGCAAGGAGGCCGTGCGCCTGGGCACGGACGTGGCGACCGTGCAGGGCTTCGGCAAGCTCGGCCTGGACGAGGCGGGCCTGCGCAAGTTCCGGCTCAAGAACGGCGAGGGCAACCTGTTCGAAGGCGTCCTCAAGGTGGCCGACGAGATCGCCGCCCTCCAGTCGCCGACCGACCAGGCGGGCATGGCCTTCGACCGCTTCGGCAAGAACGGCGTCCAGTACCTCGACCAGCTCAAGCGCGGCAGCGCCGCCCTGCGCGAGGACTTCGCGCGATTCAAGGGCATGGGCCTCCTGACCAGCGACGACGACGCGGCCAAGGTCGGCGCGGCGCAGAAGGCCATCGGCAGGCTCAAGGACATGTGGGCCGGCTTCTGGATACAGACGACCGTGGCCGTCGCGCCCGCCGTCGAGCAGTGGGCCAGCCGCTTCCGCAGCATCGAGCCGCTGGTGGCCCAGCTGGGCCAGCGCGTGGGCGTGCTGCTGGGCGAGGGGCTGAAGGTCGTCTCCAACGGCATCGCGGCCATCGTGATGGACGTGATGAAGTTGGGCGACGTGTTCGGCTTCATGAACGGCAAGGCGGGCGGCATGTTCGGCACGCTCGCGGACTGGACGAGGCTGGTCAAGGAGGGGCTGCGTTCGGTGGCCCTGGCCTTCGGCGACATGTTCGACGTGGTCCGGGCGAACCTGGGGCCGCTCCTCGAGAAGCTGGGCGACTCCATGACCCTGGCCCAGCGCTTCGCCCTCTCGGGGGCGTGGGGCATCGTCATCGACGCCAACAAGAAGGACGCCACGAACGACCCCGGCCAGGCCATCAAGGCGCTTGGCCAGCTGCTGGGCGGCGCGGGCATCGCCGTCGGCCAGACGCGGGCGGCGATGCTGAGGAGGTTCAAGGAGCAGGATTTCTTCGACAGCCTGGGCGCGATGGGGCCGCACCCGCCGCAGGGCGGCGCGTTCGCCGACTCCATGCGCGCCGACTACACGCCCGTGAGCGTCATGGAGCAGGCCAGCAAGGAGGCCAACTCCGTGATCGCCCGCTGGCGCACGGAGGGCATGGCCAACCCGCTGCTCGACGTGGGCAAGCAGCAGCTGCAGGTGCAGAAGGAGATCGCCGCCAACACCCGCGTCCGGCAGTCCTTCAACGTGACCGACCGCGAGAAGCTGGCCGAGCTGGACATCTGAGGGCCGACCCGTGCCGACGACCATCCTCGACTACGTCCTGCAATCCAAGGAAGCCTCCATCGACAAGGACGGCGTGCAGAGGTACGTCCACTCCTGGCTCGTGGAGGCGTCGGACGTGGACGCCACCGAGATCCAGGTCGGGGCCGTGCTGCCCTCCTGGGGCACCGTCCACCCCGACGACCCCATCGCCATCGTCAAGGGCGTCAGCGCGAAGCAGCGCAAGGAAGACCTGTGCTTCTGGGACTGCGAGGTGCAGTACGACACCGCGCAGGACAGGACGGACGCCGGCACGCGGACGCCCGGCTCGATGTCCGAGCCGGCCTCGCGCGGCGGCAACAGCAACCAGGCCGCGCCCAACCTGCGGCCGTGGGTGTACAAGTGGGGCAGCCGGCACCGCACCGTCCACCTCACGCAGGACCGGAGCGCGACGCCCAAGGACGTAGTCAACGCCGCCGGCCAGCCCTTCGACGGCGGCCTCGAGGTGCCCGTCGTCAACCCCACGCTGCACATCACGGGATACAAGCTCATCGGGGCCGTGACGCCCGGCGCGAAGATCATCCGGTTCGCCGACAAGGTCAACGACTCGCTTTGGATGGGCTTCAGCTTCGGCACGGCGCGCTGCACCGAGTACAGCGAGACGACGCAGTACGAGCACGGCATGTTCTTCTGGCAGATCGACGTGACCATCGAGTTCCAGTTCAGCGGCTGGAACCCCATCAAGGTGCTGAACGCCGGCACGATGTACCGCCTGAGCAACATCAAGCCGTTGCAGCCGATCAAGGACCGGCACGGCAACCCCGTGACGCACCCGGTGCCGCTCAAGGCCGACGGCAGCGGGCCGCTCAACGCCGAGGACGCGCCCAACTACCTGAGCTTCACCGCGTACGCCTCCGAGGACTTCAGCCAACTGATCTGAGGAGGACGGCATGGCGAGGTGGGTGCTATCGGACCTGACCGCCGACAGGCTGCGCGAGCTGCTCTCCTCGCACGCCGGGCCACGGCCGGGCGTCGCCGAGGGCGGGGCGCGCCGCCACGCCCAGCACGTCCGCGTCAGCGGCCCCGAGAGCGAGGACATGCCCGGCTGGTGGCCGTGCGCCCCGTGCGACTACGCCACCGGGGACGCCGTGTTCGACGAGGGCGAGGCGGGCGAGGAGTCGGGCATGGTCTACTCGCCCAACGGCCCGCTCGCCGAGGGCGACATCTGCACGGCCATCCCCGCCGCCGACATCGTGGGCGGAGACGCGGCGACGCTCGTCTGGGTGACTGACGGCGGGCTGTCCGACCCGCCCGCCGGCAGCGAGACGACGCACGAGGAGACGACGGACGAGTACGTCGACGCGACCGTCAACATCGACGGCGACACCGAGATCAACCTCGCCGGCCCGACCGTCAACGTCACCGCCAGCACGGTCGTCGTGGTCGCCACGGGCCAGACGCTCAACTTCACCGGCGTCGTCCTGTTCAACGGCCTCCAGGCCGACACGTCGCGCCGGGCGTTCACCCAGACCGCGCACGGCCTCGCCGTGGGCGACGCGGTCTATTACGACGGCGTCGATTGGGACTGGGCCGACGCCTCGGACGGCGAGATGCTGTCCATCGGGATCATCTGCGCCGTCGCCGACGCGAACAAC